ATTTCGTGATATTCAGCGCTTCAGTTATACAAGCTGGGCATGTGCTACGACAGTGCTTTATTCCCAGCCAGATAACTCTGCATTGCAAACCGCAATTGAAATGATCGTAGCAAATTGCATTGAACAATACTATGGCATCACTCCATTGTGCCCCACTGGTCCCACGCTGCTTGGGAAAGCTTTGGCAGCAAATGGCAGTCAAGCCGATTTTATCTATGGCGACTACCTTGAGCTAACGCCTACACACGGCCAAAAGAATAGGGCCTTTGTGCTCCCCGATGGCACGATCATGGCGTGGAGTAAGCCTGCTGGCGGTGGCGACTTGACTGGGCTTGGCGCCAAGGGCGTCAACAATTACAATGAGCTGTGGCAAGCCCGTAAGGTGTATGGAGATGGCTGACAGCACCATTTATGCGGTGTGCATCCCAGGAGAGAAGGTGCGGTACACGGCCAGGTCTCGCATTGTTCCCATCATGGGAGGAAGCTATGCGCTGAGCAAGGAAGAGCGCGAAAGTCTTCGCGCCGAAGGCTACGTTTTTGATGATGAAAATGCTGCGCTTTCTCCGTTCAACAATCGCTGGGGAGAGCTTTCTTGCGTTCATTGGATGATTAACAATGCAAAAGAGCCCAATCTTGGTAATGCGCAGTATCGACGCAATTGGCTAGAGCCGGAAGCTGAATGGTACTGCCCAGAAACTTTGTACGTACCAGAACCTGCTCAGTTTTCTTGCACGCTTGAGCAACAGTTCTATGGCGGCCATTCTGCTTTTGATGCGCCAGCAATCACTCGCAAATTAGCAGACGAGGGTAAATGGATTTTTACGCGCGAGGAGATTGATAAGATCTGGGCGCAATCTTCCTTTATTGGCTGCAATATGGCACGCGGGCCAAGGCACTCTTATTTGCGCTTGATGACAACATTGTTTGCTGGGCTTGTCCCAATTTGGCGTGAAAACAAAGAGCATTTTCTTTCCATTGAAGGCTACGACAAGCGTGCAATTGCTTTCATTGCTGAACGCTTAATTACTGGCATGGTCTTATGTAGGGATAGAATCTTGCCGGGCGTAAAAATTGCTACGGCTCCGATAGGATTTATTAATTAATTGCGCTCAAGTTTAATCATGACCACGAAAGAAAAGCAGGCAAAAGTTGCGAAAGTGATGCGTGAATTTAAAGCTGGCACCTTGAAGGGCAGCGATAAAAAGCCTGTGACAAATCGCAAGCAAGCAATTGCCATTGCTCTTTCGGAAGCTGGCATGAGCCGTCAAGGGAAGAGTGATGCCTACTGGGATAATTATTTCATGACTCTCATTGGAGAAGAGGAGGAGGAAGAAGAGGAAGAAGAAGAGGGTATGGAAGAGATGGAGGACGGCTCCTGTGGAAAAAAGCGCTAAGGGGTGATGCCGAAAGCTTTGCCCCTCCTGCCGCCGTACGATCTGCTGCCCGTCGTGGCTTGGAACTACGCAAGAAACATGGGAAAGGAGGCTTGACGACGCAGGAAGCGGGCAAGCAGGGCATCGGAAGCGGCGTTGCTCGTGCAGGCGACTTAGCCGGTGGCAGTAAGATTAGTTTTGCCACAATCAAACGCATGTCTGCATTTTTCTCTCGCCATGAAAAGAATAAAAGTGGCGGCGAAGATGATGCCGGTTACATTGCTTGGCTTCTGTGGGGCGGCGATGCTGGTAGGGCATGGGCGAATCGCATTATTAAGATGGTGGAAAGTCGCAAGAAAGACTCATGAGCGAATACGTACGTGTCATCGAGGAAGAGGATGAAGGTATTGGCGTAATGAAGGCTCTGGCTATTTTGTCGGCGCACGAACATCGCAATACTTCCCTCTGGCGACTTGTTGAGCAGCAGCATTTCAAGAATGGCCGCTTAGAGGAAACGCATATTTTCGTGGAGAATCACTACGAAAAGCCAGATGAGCATTTTACGCCCATCAAAATGCTTGTCTTTGAGGCTGAAGCCATTGCGAAATCCTACGTGATGAGCGGCATCGAAGACCAGCTTCTCGACTTGCAGGACGATGATGATGACGAGGATTGATTATTTGTTTTCCTGATAAATGCCTGTTATCAAGAATTCAACTAATCTTTGCAATAAACGATGGGTAGCCCATTAACCACAGCACGCTAATTCCATAGAGACCACTAAGCGTGCGAATTTGCACGCAATCTGGCGGGGCAGTTCCTTTTTCAATGCGGCAATAGGAACTTTGGCTAATGTGCAGCTCTTTTGCCACGTCATGTTGAGTGAGCCCGGCATTAAGCCGGGCTTCTTTAATGCGACTTGCAATAAGAATACGTGCTTCCTGGTGGGGAAGTTTAAGAGCGTCTGTCGTGCTACGTGCCAAGAACATCACAAGAATTTATTCCGTTTTGCATAAGCTCATAAAGTATAACATTTGCTTCTTGATAAAGTATGAATATGAGCACCATTTCCTGCCGATACGATTTCTCTCCTATTGAGAAATACGAACTCACGCCGGAAGGTTATCTTCGGGCATGGGCTTCTATCGCACGCACTGGCATCCAACACTACACAGATAGTGATGGTTCCATTCGTCGCGAATATCGTCCTGAAACAGAAGTGGCGTCTCCCGATAGTCTTGCTTCGTTTGCGGGCAAGGCCATCACTTCAGAACATCCGCCTGTGCTTCTCGATTCCGAGAATACTAAAGACTATCAAGTGGGCTTTAGTGGCACTGAAGTGGTGTACGACAATGGTTTCGTCAAAGCAGTGATGACCATCACTGACGAAGACACCATCAAGCGCATCATGAAAGGCGATGCTCGTGAGGTAAGCGCGGGCTATAGGGTGAATTATGATCCTACGCCTGGCGTTACAGAAAACGGCGAACATTACGATGGCGTCCAAAAGGAAATCATCGGCAATCACATCGCTGTTGTCCGCCGGGGCCGCGCCGGCCCGCAAGTGAAGCTCCATCTTGATAGGCAAGATGCTGCCGATCCATCTTTATTTAAAACAACTGAGGAACGTCTTATGACTGCCAAAGTCGTATTCGACGGCGCCGAGTTCGAGGTGAGTGAGGGCGTTGCTCTTGCTATCACCAAAGAACGGGAAGATGGCCGTATGTCCTACGAGGACATGAAGAAAAAGTACGACGAACTGCAAGCCTCCGCTGCTTCCATGAAAGAAGAAATGGATGCAATGGAAAAAGAAATGAAGGGCAAGTGCGATTCCGCTGAGGGTCGCGCTGATGCTCTGGCTGAGCAGATCGAAGAACTGAAGACCGAACTGGCTGCTGCTCAAGAAATCAACCTTGATTCCATGGTTGAAGAGCGTGTGGCTCTCATCGAGAAGGCCAAGCCTGTTCTCGATAGTGCCTATGCATTCGCTGGCAAAACTGCTCGCGAAGTGATGGTTGATTCCATCAAGGCAGTGCGTGGTGATGAGCTTGATCTTTCTGAGAAGAGCGATGACTACGTGCAGGCAATGTTCGACACTCTCTCTGAGGGTCGTTCTGACTCTGCCACCACTGATGAGCTGCGTAAAGCCGTAGCTTCCATTGCTTCTCCTGTTTCTGCGCCCTCTGCCTACATGGACATGCTGCAGAATGCTTGGAAGAAGCCCCTTTCCATCTCCAAGGAGGCTAAGTAATTATGGCCGTAACTTTCTCTGCTTCGGGCACCGCCTCCGCTGGTGGCGTGCAACAGAGCTACGCTCTTGAGCACAATGCACTGCTGGAAGGTCAACTGTCTGACATCCGCGACAACACCATTGGCACCTATGTCAATGAAACCGGCGCTGTGCTGCCTTTCGGCAATGTGGTTGTATACAACACCGCTGGCACCGCCGCTAATTCTGCTGCTACCATTTCTGGCGCTTCTGACACTGTTCAAGGCGTGAACGTTCTCACCTACGTTGACGAAACTGCCCTTGATTCCAACAGCCGTCCTGGCGTGAAGAATCAGCAAGTGCTGAACGTTGCCAATGAGGGTGCAGTCGCCGTTTATGTGACTGGCGCCGTTTCGCCCACTTCGCCTGTTCGTGTGCTGTATTCCGCTAGCGGCACTGGCAAGGCTGGTCAATTCTCTCATGCTTTTGCCTCTGGCAAAACCGTTCGCCTTGCAGGCGCTCGTTTCCTGACTTCGACTACTGGCAGCGGTCTTGCAATTCTGGAGCTGAATGGCCCCAGCTTTACTCTTTCCGCTGATTCTTGATAGGAGGCCCTAACAATGTCTGAATTCCGTATGGATGACGCGGGTC